CTTTCACTGCTCCCGCTGGTCAATCCGCAGAGGACGACTACTTTGATATCGATAAGTTCCAGCAACTTCTCGATAAACTGGAAGGTTCCAAGGGTCGTCAAAAACGCCAGGAATCGACCGAAAGCCGTCGTAACATCTTTGCTCAGGGCCTTGCCAGCATGATGAGCAACTTCTGATCCCTTAAGGAGGTATAAGCCATGACCAGTAGCGTGCCTGCAGGTCAAACCGATGCTGATGACTGGTTTGATCTAGACAAATATAAGCAAGCTGCGGAAGTGGCTTATAGTTTCTCTAAGAAGAAATTAGAAGATGCCGGTACCCAAGAACGTGAAACCATCGGTAAAGGCGCTCAAGAACAGCGAACCTCTGCAGAGCAAGGACAGCAGTTCAAGCAAGCAGACGAAGCCCGCGACTACAACCAGGCGCAACGAGCTTATCGATATTGAGTTATTTGACCAATGGGTCGATAACTTAACCTCCGCTGAACAGGATGCGTTTTCTTCCTTTGCGCAGGAAACGTATTCCGTTATTGAGTGCTATCTTTATTCCAGGTTCCTTGGATATAGAGGCAGCATTGTTCCGTGTGAGCTTTGGGTCAAGAAACATTACCCCAAACCTGATCACCGCAATAAGCTTCTCTACGAAATCGAGGAGATGCAAGAGGATATCAGGAAGCTCAGGGACGATGTTGATAACGGTGTCGTCAAGCGTGATGCGGGCGTTGCTCGTATTGCCGGCATGCAAAAAGAGTTGCGTGGCACTATTGCACAGATTGAGCAATTTACTTCCAGCCGTGACCGCAAAGGCTTGCTAATGGCTGGTGCTGACCGCGCCATTCGTGAGTTGATGGTCATCTTCAAAGATGATCCCATTGAGATTCCCTTAGAAGAAGCATCAATGAGCATCTGGGCAAAGATGCAATATGAAGAAAGTTGATTTAAAATAAAACTCATGAACCCAGCACCACAGTCACAATCTGCTCCCGACGAGCGTCTTGCTGGCGGTTTGATGAATGTTGTTCAACAACTTCAAAAGAATCGTTTTGGCGGAGCGCGTCGTTTACAGGGAGCACCAATTGGTGGTGAATCCCCTGCTTCTGAGGGGGCTGAAGTTTTAAATGCCATCCGTAATAGCAGGCAAAATGAGCAAGAACAAAATGCCACCCCAGCTCCTGGAGCACTTCAAAAAGAAGGAGGCCAAGAACGAGGACGGCAGCGAGATGTCGGACAAGGAGAAGCGGAAGGCCGCCCTGGACAAAGCTCGCAAGTACAAAGAACAGAAGAAGAACAACAAAGGCGACGAATGAGGTAGTATTCAGTAATACACTGAACAATACCCATCGTGCCTGCTTATCAACATCTTGCGTATCGACGTAATGCACAAGCTGCTGCTCGCAGGCAACAAATACGTGTACCACGAAATCTTGAATCCCTGGAAAAAGCAAGGGACGATTTTGGGTTCTTTTGTGAGTACGTAGCAGATAAGCCTCCGGCCAGGCATCACAAGGAATGGCATCGTCACTTTGTGACAGAACAAGACAGCAGCTGCCTCCTCAAGATTGCTGGACCGAACGTCGATCTATTGGCACCCAGGGGCTCAGCGAAAAGCACCGTCCTTGGCTTGTTTACCGCATGGGCCATTGGCATCCATACCATGGCCAAGAAGCCCCTGCAGATCCTTTACTTGTCTTATACGGTTGATATCGCACGATCCAAGTCGGCAACCATCAAACGTATCATTGAAAGCAAGCGGTACCAAGAAGTCTTTCCAACTGTTCGCCTGCTCAAGAACGTAACCAGTAATGAGTACTGGTCCATTGACCACAAGTTTGCAGGCATCGACACCACAGGTGAAGAACAATTCACACTCTGTGCTGCGGGCCTTAAGGGTTCAGTGACATCCAAGCGTTCGCACCTGGTCATTATTGATGACGCCATCAAATCTGCCGCTGACATCTCCAACCCTGACATCCGTAAACAGATGCAGGACAACTGGAATGCGGTGATTGCACCCACCATGTTTGAAGGCGCACGTGCCATCTGCCTTGGCACTCGCTTCCGCCATGATGACATTCATTCCACTACATTCAATACGCAAAACAATTGGCTGCAGATCGTGTTGTCTGCAATCCTTCAAGATCCTTCAACAGGGGATGAGCTGTCGTATTGGCCAGAGATGTGGTCATTGGATTACCTGAAGGAAAAGAAAAGACAGGCACCTATTGCTTTCTCGTTCCAGTACATGAATCAGGTCGTTCGTCAGAACGAACTATCACTGGCACCAGAATTGATTGTGAAAGCAGAGATCTCAACGGAGTTCGACATGCTTGCCGTTGGTGTTGACTTATCTGCTGGCACCAAAGAAAAGAATGATTACACAGTGATGGTGCTCGGTGGACGCATCGGTGATCAAATTCATGTCATTGATTACCGCCGCTTACGCGTCATGGGTAACCTTGAGAAACTTGATGCATTAAAAGAGTTGCTCAACGATTGGTCTGTTGTCGGACGAGACGAAAGCGGTAATTACTTCCCGACGTACTCGACGTGTGACATCTACTCAGAAGCTGTGCAGTACCAGGCTTCCCTGGAAGCAGACTTCAAGAGAGTGTGTCTAAACAATGAAAATCTTTACAACCTAAATTGGCATCCCGTCAAAGGATTCCGGGCTGATAAGCTGGCCCGCTTCCGTGGTTGCATGGGTCTTTTTGAGGACCGCAAGATTATCTTCAATCGTTATCGCAACTTCACCGCAATGTTTGAAGAGCTTACAAACTTTGGTGTAAGTAGTCACGATGACTGCGTTGACGCTCTCGTTTGGATGATTAACGGATTAATGCGCAAAGGTAAACTTCAGCTTGATTACTAAACCCTAGAATTAGAAAAAAGTCAATTCGAAGTCGTGGGTCCAGAGTACATTGCTATCGGCTTGACTGCCGTTGTATCAGCTATTACAGGAGGCAGTTGGGTCGCTGGCAAGATCTTGGGCCGGCAGAATGATCAGATTCAGCAAGCCTTCAATTACATTGGATCACAGAAGCGCAGGATTGACATCTTGGAAGACGATCTAAAACGACTGCCTATCGAGTACGTTCTTAAGGTTGACTTTTTGAGAGAGATCCAGCAGATGCATGACAATTTCAATCAGATCAACGCAAAGCTTGATAAGCTAGTTGAGAAATTGCTTGAAGCAAAATGAGTTACATCCTCGAGGTTCAGGAGGACGAAAACGGAGATCAGTACCTCGTTCTTCCTGATGAAGTAACCGAAGAGCTGGGCTGGGAAGAAGGCGACATTCTTAATTGGGATGTCCGTGGTACTGGCATCATCATCTCCAAGGTCAATGATGCAGCTGGCTACGAAGTTATAGAAGAGTAGAATAAACGGATCAAAGGATGTAGAAATGGCGCAAGGTTTTTACGGCGGTTATATGGGCAATGCAGGTGCCTTGAACGACCTTGTTTATCGTGGCGAACCAACCCAAATGATGCCAATGCCTTATTACGGCGGTGGTATGGGTATTCAACAGCTTGCCGGCGGACCCAGCTTTGATATCAACCCTGGTGGCGCTGGTGATGCACGCAGGAAAAGAAAAGGCCTTTCTCCTGAAGATGTGGATCGTCTCATCCAAGCCAACCCTCAGTTTGAAAAGCAGATCCGCGACATGTATTTACCGGGTGTGCAAGGAACTCCCTTCTTCAAGCAAGCAGGCATTCCTTCGACATTTGATGCTAAATATGTTTCCTGAACTGCTAGTATTTAATCAATAGACAAGGTAAATAATGGCTGACGCTAAAGCCCGGCTTCAAGAAATTATCAATGCCTATCTCGATAAAGATAGCAACATTGTTGTTGACACGGGCATTGTTGCGTCTCATATCGCTCAGATGAAACTCTTTGGCATTCGCCAAGGTGTTGAATTCTTTCCATCCCAAGATAACTTCGGTGCGCAGCGCAAGGATTTCCTTGATCGCGTAATGAAGTACAACAAGATGGATACACGCCTGGATTCAATCTGGGAGTACTTCTTGTGTGATGGCAAAGGTCTTTTCTACATCCGTCCTACTAAAACCAATTACCGTCTCTACTATTTTCGTGAGCACGAATATCGTGCCTATTACAACGTTGATGGCGAACTGGATGAAGTTGTAATCATCTACAGCTATAAGGTACGTCGCGGCAATGGCTTTGGTGATCAAATAAACACCACGAACCTAACAGGGAACCAAAGTACTTACAGCCCTGGAGCTAAGAAATATATTCGTCTGTCGATTAAGCCAAATGAGATTGAAGAAACTCACTCCGATTCGGAGATGAATTTCGATATGCCGACCTATGCGTTGGCTGGTAATACCAAGCAGTTAACCAATAGTCTTGGCTTTATCCCTTGCGTTGAGATCTTAAATAATCCGCAAGGCTTCTCCACAGAAGGTGTCGGAGAGTTCGATGCCATGGCTAATCACATCATCACGCACGATGATTTGATGCGCACCATGCGCAAGAACATTACCTTCTTTGGTAACCCAACACTACTCTCGTCTCGCCCCAAGACCGACCTTATGGAGGCTGGTGGAGATGTGAACATCCAGCGCCCATCCATTGCTGCCAACTCAGGCTTTGCAAGTCCGTCTCCCATGAGTCGGTCCATGTTCAAGTCTGATCCCGTCAGTCGCGGCGTAGATGGTCAGATTCGAGTTCCACGCGTTATTGCAAACCTGGAACCAAACGACCGTGTTGGCTATATCGTTCCTGATGCAATTACAGGTGACCAGAATGCGTTTGCCCGTCAGTATCGCGAAGAAATCCGCACTGCTCTTGGTGGTGTTGATGAGTTGTCAATCTCTGCCGGTGTTACCGCAACTGAATACAAATCTCTCTTTGGCCGCGTTTCCGCGACATCGAAAAAGAAAGCGAATGCTATTTACACCCACGGCATCTGTCGTTGTCTAGAGCTGATTATTTACCAAGAAGAACAGCTGTTTAAGTCGACACTTGCGGCTGCAGCAGGACTTGAGAAACCTGTAGCACTTGCACCTGGAGCACCACCGGAAGAAGAGGCGGCATACCAACAAGCTACGCAGATGTATAACGACAAGCTCAAAAAGATTATGATGGCATGTATTGAGACCCAAATGATTCCACCCGGTGTCATGGGTCTTATTCCCGATGGAGATGTCACTGTTCTATGGCGTTGGTTGGGTCCCGTTTACGAAGACTCAACCCAAGATATCCTCAACAACTCAATTGTTGTACGAAATCTGCAAGAATTAGGTGTTGATAGCATTGAAGCATTGAAATACCTCTTCCCGTCTAAGACGGATGAGGAACGGGCCGAGATGTTATCTGGGTTCCCATTCAGGATGGTGAATGAATTACAGGGTGCATACTCTGCATTTGCCAAGTTAGTGGGGGGAATGATGCAGACTCCCCACCCGCAAGCACCGGATCTTCCGATGGCTGCGGACCCAAGATTGGACTTAACTCCATATCTGTATCGAACCTTAGAAGCTCTACAAAAGGAGATGAGTTATGCAGGACGCTACCGTCCAATCGATCCCACAGACGAGCCCGACTCCGGCAGCGGTGGCTCCAAGCAGCTACGTGGTGGCAGCACCCAACAGCTACCAGGCAGCTCCAGCAGCCCAGGCTCCAGTGGCAGCACCGGTCCAGTATCAGGTGGGTACCAGTTACCCCCAAGCGGTACCTCAGGCGGCCCCCAGTTACCAATCCGCCCCGTCTCAGTACGCCCCCCAATCCCCATCGGAGAGTCAGGGCAACCCATGGGAGTCGGCGTTCAACAAGGTGGTGAACCTGCTGAGCGCACCAGTTCAATCCCCGTTCCAGGGTCAACCGTCTCAGACGACTCAGTACAGTCCAGCCAATTACGGCCAGCAAGCGCCCCAAGTTACGCCACAATCGGCTCCGCAGACTTGGCAAGCCAACCCGACATCCTCGCCCAACTCTTCCCAAACCTTCTCGGTTCAATCCTTGGAGGACGTAGCGGATCTGCTCCAGTGGAGTCCGGAAACCCGCCACGTGGTAAGCGCGTACGGCGTTGAAGCACCAGCCATCCTTAACAACTATGCTCTCCAACTGGAAGGCATGCTGGATAGCGCTGTTGCCTGGGGCACCCAAGCCAAAGGTCTGATCGAAGGCTACGCTGAATTTGCGGTCAACGAGCACCAAGAGAATCTGGCTTACAACGAAATCCTGACGAACCCCGATGTTCTCAGTGATTACACCCTGAAGTTCTTTGGTCCCGAAGGTCCGTACCCCGTGTACGAAAGCGAGACCGAACT